CCAACCGCATGAACATTTAGCCAACGAGCAGTGGACACCGGAAGGCCAAGTTGAATGCTGCTTACCTTTGGCAGAAAGGCATTGCTGCGGAAAGAAAAATATTGAGTGCTTCCCGCTGCGTTCCAGATGTTTAGAAATTGCGATGCCGATTCATTTAACTTAATTTGCGACTGCCCGCCTTGAATCAAGTCAGTCGTTAGCGTCCCGCTAATGTCGGCATTGACCGAGGCTACGTTAGACCAACGATTTGTTACTAAACCACATTCGATGGAATTGTCAGTTTGCGGGTACATTCTTACGCCAACCTGCGTATATCCCGATCCAATAAACAGATGGTCGGTGTTGTAGTATCGCAAGCGCAACAGACCGTATTGGTCAAGACGAATGTTTGAATGCGTATTTCCGTAACTTGTTTGGAGTATCAACTCCCTGCGAGTTCCGGCTCCAGTAATCTCCGGCTTAATTTTAAAAGCGTTCGATTCCGTGAAGATTTTTAAAAACTCAGTGTCGGTCGTGTTCGTGTGACTATCGCCGAGGTTAAACAGTTTGAACGAGCCATTAGTTTCGACGTTTAGGTTGCCAGAGAATGAACCGTTAACATTGTAATTGTTAGCCCATCGGAGAATTATGTTTCCGAAATTAAACGAGTCGTTTGATTGAGGTTCAAAGTTTCGCCACGACCTAATTGCTCCTGCGGTTCCAGCACTGACGCGAAAGTAAGAATAGCCCGCTACGTTCTCTAGCCTGTCCGTTAAAACTCGACCACTGAAGTCACCATCTACACCTGTGAGAGTTTGCGTAAAAGTATTATCGCCCGTCCAAGTATTGTCGCTATCAAGCAGACCATAATCCGATGGATCAACACCTATAGCCGCGCGTGCGGCTGCTTGATCGGCAGCAGTGATTAACGACCGCCCAGTAGCAGTCGAATCGTAAATTGAGACTGCTGGAAATGAGAATACGCCCATGCTGCTTCCCTACTACCAAGCTGCAACAGTTTGGTTTCTTTGGTATTGAATGTTAAGACCAAACAGCCAAGCATCCTCAGCCATGTCGTCTGTTCCGTCAGTGTTTCTGTAAATCTCAAACACAACAATGTCGCCAAGTGAAGCCGCACCGCCAACGGTTATTGCTGGTGTAGCAGGCGTTCTCTGCATCTTCGTGCCGCTACTGGCAAGTAAAGTATCGCTAATCACTTGCGGAGTCCCAAGGGAAGCGTCAATGGTGTCATTGTCAGAAAGGGCATTGGCCTTTAGCCCCCATTCAACAGTGTCACCTGCCGTTGAGCCACTAGCTGAAGACCAGTAAAACTTTGCTTTAATTGTGCCTCTGTTCCAATCCTCTGGCATTACTATGCTGAACTGAACACGTTCCTCGGTCGCACCGCCGTCAAATGCAAAATACTGCACGTCAACGTCATTTGTCCCGTATTCGTTCTTTGCCAATGCAGCAGCCCCGTTTGTGGTGCATGGGTGCATTTTTGACGAATCCACATAGATGTTGGCGTAGTGACCAACGGTTTCTAAGTAAGTCTTGATTCTGCTTACCTGAGACTTGCGGTTGGTTCCAGAGGCTCCGTCATCAACAATGATTAAATCGGTAGAAGCCAGCCCTGCTCCAATATCTGCCGTTCCGTCAATATCTAAACCTGCCACATCGCCAGAGCCAATGTACGTCTTCAGGCGAGCCATTGTTGCTTTGCGGTTTGTACCACCAGCCCCGTCATCAACGATAAACAGATCGGCATCAACTAATGCGGCTCCAATGTCTGTCGCGCCGTCAATGTCGAGGTTGGTGATGTCCTCAACGGCCTCCGAGACTGCCTGCTCTGTCGGCAATGCACTATCTGACTCACTGCCCGTAAACCTAACCGTAGTGACGACCGACAGCCCGTCCGTAAGCGTCTTTGCGGCAGAATCCCATTGCGGGACGTTGTATTGAGTCGTCGCCACAGGCGCGATGACATCACCCGTAGTGACGTTCATAAAAGCCGAAAGAACTGCTGGGGTAACGTATTTTGGAGTTCCACCCTGAAGACAGTAAATTCTATCAGTAGCAGTCGTTGTGCTGACTGGCGACAAACTGTTGACGTAGGCTGCGTAATCGACCCACAACTTTGTTTCCAGGTTTGCAAGGGTGAGTTTCTTGGGAGTCCCAGAGTCATCGACGGTGAACATATCAGCCGGATTAGGACTTGCAGCAGCAAGGCCAGAGAACGTGAGGACCCCGTCCTGAAGCCCTGTTGCTGCAAATGTAACAAGGTTGTCTACGTCTAGCTTGTATCGAGTACCACTTCGCTCCATTAACAGCATGTCACCTGAAACAGCAGGATTTGCTTCTGTCATGCCCCAATCGAAATCTTCTACGTCCAATTCCGCAGCTAGATAAGTGTTCGCTAAAACCGTTAGCGTCATTTTTTTAGCTGTTGCCCCTTGAAGGACATACACTGTGTCTGCGTCTGCCGGAGTAACAACTGCCGACAAAGCAGCAAGATAAGAATTAAATTGAGCTTGGACTCTTGCCGAAAGATTGGCAAAGGTCACTTTCTTTGCGGTTCCACCCTGAGAAAGAGGGTACTCATCCGAGTCGGCAAGTGTTGCAGCACTCAACGCTGCGATCTGCGCTCCCAGCGATCCGTTTGAAGTGTTGAAATACGCGCCCAAAGTGTCAATGTCAATGCTGTACTTAGTTCCGGCTCGATTAAGTATCAGCTTGTCTGCACTCGTAGCTGGCGTTACTTCGCTTGGATTTGTCCAGAGGTAGGCGTATATGTAATCGCACAAAGCATCGAGATCAAAAGTTCCCTCCGTCCCTGAACGCTCCATAATTAACGCATCGCCAGTGGTCGGTGTCACCGCACCGGAGGCTGTCAAAGCCGCAATGATGTAAGCCTTGAGTAGATCGGGAGTCTGGTACTTTGTTGTCGTACCGTCCACCACTGCAATCTTTTCACTGCCGACGACAGCATCAACCGACAAGCCGTTTACAAAGTCTTTAAAAAATACATCGGCCATTATCTGTACCTACCTGAAAGTTTTAATTGCATACTTGCTCCTTCCAGCCCCCATTTCGCATTTGATTGAAGCCAGATACAGCCCCACGAGCCTGCCGTCCTTGGAAACTGAGCCAATGAACGACCGGCATCCCAAGTGTCAGAGAATTTCACGTAGCTTGAGTAAGCACCGCCTGACTGGAAAGCTTCTATTGCTGCCTTTGCGTTGTCAGCTGCTTGCTCTGCGTGGTCGCCAACTACGATCCTCCACGTTACGGTCCCACTGCCACTAGCCAGGACACCTCTCATCATATTGATGATTCCAGAGCGATCCTCTGACCCAAGCCGCATAGGACCAATAATGACGTGACTCTCAATTGCAGTCCCATCGTCATCGTCACCACCGACTGACCTAACATACCCATCCCCGCCAGCAAGCAAAAGCTTGCCTTTGTGCTGGCAAACCGCCAATGGAGAGTGGTTATCTTGAAGCCTTACGGGCCACCAAGCCTCAGCAGCCAGCTCGTAGACCCAATGGGTATCACTGCCACCTGAAGTTTTTAAGTAGACATGAATTGCATTTCTTGCCTTTTCAAAACCCATTAAAACAGTTGTCGTGGCTGTGTTTACATTCCTAAGCTCATTCGGAATCTGAGTCTCAGATAAAGGTGAAAAATCCGAACCGTCTATTGCTACTTTGTAAACACCGTCTTCAGAAAGAAAGAAAACAGTATTTTCAGCTTTACACCAAGCACGAGAAGATATTATCCCTGTGCTTTCCGAGATGCGTTGCAACTGACCTGTAGCTGGATCTCCCCTAAGAACCCACAAGCTTCTGGAGCTTCCCATTAGCATGTAGTTATCTTTGCAAGGAATCATAGCAGTAGGAAGTGGTCCAAGTTGTCCACCGAAAGCCAGCTGCCACATTATCGCACGACTTGAATCACTAACATCGCGACCATAGTCCCAGTTTGAGTAATCCCCCAGCTTGGAACAATAAATCGCATTGTCATCACCCGACAAGATCAGCCGGTCCCTGTAAATAGCACCAAACGTACACCCAGTGGGTACAGTTCCAGCACTGCCAATAATCGTATCGACTTTGCCTGTTTTGGGGTCAAGCCTTGTAATTCCAGCTGGCGTTACAGCAAGAACTTTTTGCTGGCCCGTCAATAAGAAACCACTACTTGGAGCGGAGGTAGATCCTGAAAGAATTCTGTTTCCTGAAATGTCTGTCAAAATATCACTTCCCGAGTCAGCACCTAAATAGCCAACCGGAGTCGCAACAACACCGCCAGTCACAGTTTTTATTGAGGAATCAACCATCGCAAACAAAACCTCTGTCGCCCCAGTAGAGCTAGAGAGATTTATGGATGCTAAATCGCTGATCGTTGCCCCCAGGTCACTGGAAACAAACTTAGTTAACCCAGGCCGACTGCCACCTCGCAAACGTCGATCAATATTGTCCTGAAGGCGTACATTTACAGCCCAAGGGCATGGGTAACTCCCACGCTTTGGATTCCGTCTTTCGGCCATACGCCGATTAACGCCCTCATTAGGAAAATGGAGATCAAGAGTTCGCAATTTAGCATCCTTAAGATAGTGCTACACTTCCAGTGTTTGCCAGAATTTCCCAGCGATAAACGCCAGCCGTGGCAGTCTCAACGCTGACCATGTCAAGCAGGTCGCCTACATCTGCAAAAACAGCAGTAGTGTTTCCCGCTACATTCAATCCGTTTGCGGCTGTTACCGTGCAGTCGCCGTTATCAACTCGCATGCGAACAGTCGCTCGCAAGCCACTGCCAACAGGATCGGCCAGTGTCCGAGTTTCTGTCCCTGCGGTTTCCAATTCGACAATTCCACCGAAACGATCAATGCCAATGATACTCGCATCGCCACCATCTAAAAGTTGCAATGGGGCCTTTGCCATGTCGTGTGCTGCTCTGTGTCCACTCATTTTCTTTTCCTTACTTGTTTTTCAAGCTAACCTTAATAACACCTGCTGCATCTCCAACAGCTTTAAGACCAACAGCACCAACTAGGTCCCGTGGAATTGGGTATGCCCCGTTTGCCGCAACCGTTTGCACAGTTGCAACATAAGTTAAAGGAGTAACTCCTTGGTTTACAGTGTGCTTGGCAGGCTCGTATTCTCCCGCAAGCGCATCAGACGCAAGCCATGTTAGTGAACTTATTGACGATCCGTTTGGGATGTACACCATTCCGGAAATAAATTCCCCAAAACCAATAGCATCACTGCTACTTCCGTCAGCGTCTGTTCCAATTTGATATGATTGTGATATTGAGAAATTTGCCATAGTTTTTAGTCGTAGTAAACGACTCCCTCGTATGAGTGAATTGCGTTGCCAACCCGCCGACCATTGTGATAAAGGTCGGCACATTCTGAATTATCTGAATTGTACCCCAAAAAATCAGCCGAAAACGCATTTGCGTCATGATCTATTGCTTGGATTAGCAATTGCTGGAATTCCTTTTGATGTATCTGCGTGTCTTCTATAAATCGCTTTTCGGCAACCGCCAGACATGACTCCAGAAACACTTCTGCCATTGCAGAACCGCCCAAAGGGTACTTGTCTGTATTGTCGATCATTGCCGGACGAACCATGTACCTTCCGTAGAATGTATATGAGCCGTTCGGCGAAGGATGAAACGTAATCTGCCACCTCTGCCCAGTTGCCGCAACAAATTGTTTTGGCTGAACAGCTGCATACAACGGCCTATCTGTTTCATTGTAAATCTGCTTTTTGCCCCTCAACATTGGAGGAGAAACCAAAACAATAGAAGGCCACAGCGTGTTGTCACCTGTCTTGTAGTGCAAGTTTCCGTCAAAGTTCCCATCAAACCCAGCTGGCAGATCGTAAGACGGCCTGCTTAAGCTGTATGTTGCTCCAGCTGCGTTTGAAACAGCTAGATCATCGAGAGTTACTTGTGTATCCGAATCCCTTGTTTTGACTGTGTAAATCTGACTTCCAATATGCAATTCGCCTTCGTCGGCCCAGCTAGGCCAAACACCACCTGACAACGTAACAACACCCAAGGCTATTTCAATTGTCCCAGTGTCATAGGCTGCGGTCGTTACAATTTTTGCTTCAGGTCGCATCCATGACCAAGTGTAAGTCGATCCAGCTTCCCGCTGCGGATAATAAACCTGTCTTAAGCCAGATTTGATTATCGAATCAACTCGATCTTCTTCTATTGAAGACCAAGAGCTTTGCGTTCTTCCAATGCCAAGCAAATCGCCAACTTCAGCAGCTATTTCGGTATAACTGATTGTCATCTCAGTCGCAGATGCACCTGAAACTGGTGTGCCGTCATTTAGTATTGGCATAGTTATTTCCTAAAAGTGAGCCTCCCTTGGAGATGGAAGGAACTGCAAGGGAGGCTCTGGAGAAACGGTCACAAACCGTTAATCTGTCGGGTAAGCTACCTGAGCAGCCGCAAAAGTTCTGATGTCCAGAGTTTTGTCATCAGCATGACCACCTTTAATTACAAAGGTTGGACAAAGACCTTCACCATCTGGGAAGGTTGCATCATCAATGTCTGTCGAAACAATTGGATTTGCATCCTTAGCAACAGCCATTGTTGTGCGATCACCAGTACCCCAATACAAGTCAATCTTTTTGGTTTGTGGCAAATACCGCATTCCAAAGACGTACCAAGTATCGGCAGCAATTGTTGCAAAGTCAGTTTCGTGGGTAATCAACCCACCACCGGCTTTTTGGTAAACCATGTCCACGCCAGTTGTGTCAGCATGAGCATGGAACAAACCAATTAGGTCAACATCAGCAGGGGCAGCACCGTTGTCGGCAATCAAATCGCCGTCAAGTGCTTGTGCTGAAGCCAAACCGATGAAAAACGCACCATCATCTGCGGTCACGGAGTTAACTCGGAAATGGCATTCAAGAACCAATTCCTTAACGTCAGCCGCCGTGTCAGAGATGATAAAAGGTTCGCCACCGCCACCTAGCTGGACTTCAGCAGCACCGTTGTCAGCCGAAGCCAACATTCGCATTCCAGCACCGCCAGCGTATTGAGCTTGTGCCAGTCCGTTAATTGTTGACGCAGCATCAGTAAATGCCCTTGCTCCTGATCCAGCAACAGTGTTTGTTGAACTTGCTGCTGCATAAGGAGAAGCGGCAGGATCAAGCTGACAACCGATTCCTACGTTTGAATCCTTACGAATGAGAATCTCATCCGCTGGAAAGTTTTTCCAAAGATCGAAGGTTAAGCCTCGACCGTTTTGGTTTTCATGTTTGTTTAAGAGTTGCATCTTATTTCCCTCGTGTATTTATTGAAATTTGAAAATCAAACGTCCTGGCTGCTTAATTAAGCAACGTAAAAGACGAAACCACCTTGGCGACGATCGTAACAAACAAAGTTGCCCCAGTTGTCCATGTGTCGCTCCCGAACGGTGTGCTGATTTGCAGCCTTAACCGGCGGGTGCTTGATCATGTTTCGACCAGTTTTGAAGTAGTATTCAAACTTCTTCCAGTTAATTCCGTAGAACGGAGCTTGAGAATCATAAGCTTCAGAACTGGAATCAGTAATCGCAGGACACCAATCAACAGGGTTTCCTTTGATCAATACATTTCCAGCCCACTTTGCAACATCAGCCCCAAGATTGTCGTTGCCTGCTTGAAGCAATCGACGCATTGTTGCCAACACTGAATGAACAGTCACAAACTCATAATCAGGTGCGCCACCACCAATTTCAGCATAGCTTCTTGGAGCTTTGAAATAGGTGAAGTCGCAAGCGTTAACAACCTTTTCGATAAGATCGTCTCGGCTTACCTGCTTGTAGGTTCCACTGTAGTTTTTCCAACGGTCGTAGGTGCTGCAATCAACACTTCCAGCACCGTTAGCCCAACCACCAGGGTTTCCACCAGTAAATCCAAGAGTTGCATTTTTCTGCAACCAGAATGGAATACCCGCAGGCGGCATTGGATCAAGCGAGCTTGACGATGGAGCCGTCCACATTGCAGTTTCCATTAGCTCAAAGAAATCATTGTAAAGCCCTTGCTCAAGCAATTGCATTTCGCGAATGATTGTCTCGGGACCGCTTTGGAAATTTTCTTCGTCAATGTCGTAAATGTAATTTACGGTTTGCTTTGACCATTCTTGCTTTCCGTTAGTCATTACGTTTCGACGATTAGTGTCGTCAACGGCAAACAAACCAGAGTGCTTCGCAGTACCTTGGTTTTTGGTTCGCAGTTTCCATTCCAAGCGTGCGCCACCGCGTTCGGCTTTTTTCTTGGACTCAAAAACACGACCGGCGAACTTGTATTCCTGCAAAGGCATGGAAAGATCGACCCAAGCGTCTTTTTTGAACTTATTAAGTGTTAATTCGACAAAATCGTCGATTTGATGATGGTATAGAGCCATGTCTAAAAATCCTTATTATTAGCCGTTCTCAGACTCAAAATCTTTAAAGGCTTGGATCAACTCAGGATGTTTTTCAATAGGACCATCGTATGCTTTGTTAGAAGAACGACGACTACTTCCAGTTATCCTGCTTTGTTGCCTTTTGACCTTTTTCGTTAAATCACGGCGAGTTTTCTTTTTAATTTCATCTGCAAACTCTAAATTTAAAGCTCGCAAAACAATCCCTCGATTGACGCTTTTGCCTTTAACAGACTTTCCACGGGCCTCCATGATGTTGTAGATCTCTTTGTACTCTTCAAACAATCTGGACCGCTGCTCTCGCTCCTCTGGTTTTAGGTCTTCAGAATTGCCGAATAGTTCTTCGTATCCAAGACTATCAACAAGATTGTCAAAATCTGACAAAACATTGCCTTGGTACGAATCATTTAATCGGTTTTCTAATTCCTTGATCTTAGCATCGCGAGCATTTAAAACTTCAATCAATCTTTCATCAAATTCATCAGGATCAAGCGATGGCAATTCTTCGGGAGATTTAGCAAACTTGCCATTCTCTCGATGTTGTTCATCAATTTGCTCCTGCTTTGCTTCTTTCTGCCGGAAAATTTCATCAGCTTTTAAAGCATCCTCTTGCTCTTGTCCTGGCTGAACTCGTCTTTTAATCTCTCGATCCATAAGCCGGACGTGCCGCTCAAGCTCTTCAGGCCCTGAAAATTCAGAAATATCTTCTTCTGAATACCCAACGCTTTCTATCAACTCACGCATTTCGTCCGTTTCCGTCCAGCCGCCATCAAGCTTGGATTGGTCATCAAGCTTGGATTCACCATCACCAACAGCATCAGCCGGTGGATCTGTTTCTTTTGCTGCAACCAATTGCAGCTCTTTATTCATTTCATTCATCACCTTGTCGATAGCTTCACCAGCAGCTTTTTCGTCAAGGACTCCATCTTCGCTAATCAATTGTTCTGTTTTTGGTGGTACTTTCGTTTCAGCCATATTTTCCATCTCCTAATTGTTTTCACCGCAGTAATCGCCGTATCCGGCATCATTATCTCTGCATCCTCTCAATTTTAACACTTCATTCCTAGCTTTTCGACTTTCAAGTACAAGATTTCCGTTTTCTTTGTGAATAGCACCAACAATGCCGGCATCTTTGTACATTTGATTAAATTCTGCGACCTGAGAGCGATGAACACCGATGCTCGTCGATTCAAGTGGGTTAGCTTGGCTAATTGCGTTATTTACGGCAGGAACGTGAAAAACGTCACTTTTGTTTTTCTTGAAATTTGGCTTTACTTTTTCAAAAACGGTCCTAAATCCCTTGCTTGTTTTGTACGTTTGCTTCTGGGTCATGCTACTGGCCTCGATAATGCTTGCATTTGGTTTTGTGTCGCATTGCCATAAGCACTTTGCTGCAATGCTTGATTTCTCGCTTGTGGGCTTCCCCCAGTTGGGACATTTTTCCTAATTGAGGTATGGGATGTGTTTCTTGGCCCCATTTGGCCTTGATCTTGCCCAGCACCCATCATGTCTTGCTGGTTATTTCCAAAGGTAATTACATTTTCCAACTCGGGGATCTGTAAATACTCTGCGTAAACACGAGTCAATGACTCAACGTCAATATCGCCACCTTGGGCCTGAATCATTGGATACATGCCCTCAAGACGCTCCATAGCTCTTTCGAGCTTAGATATTTTTGCTTCATCAGACTCGTATTGGGTAGAGCCTGGGCTTATGTCAAAGTTGTATTGCCAAAAATCACCCTCCCTGTGTTCGGGAGTCCAAGAGCTGTCTACCATAAGACCAGAGCCTGGGACCGCTTCGGCTTGTCCTGGAATTGACAAAAACTCGTCAGCCCACATCATGTGGCCTATTTTGCCCATTATACTTGCGGTAAAAGCGTGAACACGTTGCTGCATCTTTGCTTCTTTTCGGGAGACAGCTGCGTGTATCAATTCTTCTTGACCAACTGTTGCTGTCTGCGCTCCCAAGCCAGCCATCGCCGACAAATTACCTGCTTGCCGGTCAAACAAATCCATGACCCCAATTGAGAACGCTACGTTTTCTTGAGCTACACCGCCTTGCTGGATGATGTTTACGCCGGAAGGATCTTTGACCTTTACCCATTCTCCGTCTGAAGCTTTCTTGAGACGATTTGCATCATCTTGGGCATCCGGCCTGTAAGCTGGGTTTGTCTTTTGACGTTTTGCTTGACGAGCCTGTTTTCTTAGCAATCCATTGTAAAGCCGATGTAAAGCAAAAAGATTTGACATTGGCGAAGAAGGTAAAACATTGTCCGGAACATCGGAAAAGCTAAGCATATCAAAAGGACCACCCTCTGGTCCGCTCCAAGGCAAAACCACAAGCGGCTTAGTCATTCTGTGTCTGGGGAATGTAGCAATTGCTTGGAGATCTGGTAACCAAACATCAACAAGATCGACCATTGGTTCGTATTCATCGTCGTCTGTAAGACTCCCAGTCGATATGTCGTTTGCTTGCTCGTCATCGCGGTCGTGCTTTGAAGACGGAGACATCTTGTCAATGACTTTTTTGTCAAAAGCTGGGTGGTTCTGAACCCTTTCCCAAGAAACACGGTACTCGTCAGCCATGAATTTGCATCTTCGAGGCTCTTTTGCAGTCAGATCCATAACAAAATCGTCAATGGAAATCCTTGAAACGTAAAGCTTGCCCGTGTCGGCCCAAACATCGTCCTCAAGCTGAATAGGATCTGATTCAGCTAGGTGAGTTTTTGAAATACCTATTCCAAACAAAGAATCCAAGACAATGTGTTGCAAAGTCTCGGAAAACCTCATTTCTTTGATTTGATTGTTAATCCCAATTTTAAAACGATTCGCAAAAGGAAGCAGTTTTTTGTCTTCTGTTGTAATCGTGACCTTTGGATTATTTGCGGCAAGACCAATGGTATAAACATCAGCTGTCATTGCCAGCAAATTGACGAGAACCTCAAAATTAGCTCCATTCCCATTGTGATGAGTGCCAACATATTCGCGCAGCATTTCGTTTCGATTCTTACGAAACGGACGCATCCCATCTCTAGCAGATTGAATCGCATAATAAAGACGCTCAATGTGTAGTTCAGATGTTAGGTCAATCACGATTTACCGCCATTTATCTGAGTATTCTGAATTTGTGTGGCTAAATATATCAAGATCTTCTTGAAGCCAAGGATCACCTGTTTGTTCTAATCGCTCGTCACTACCTTGCAGTCTTGCCGCCATTGACCCCTCTGGAGCTATTGTTTCCGCTATTTGCTCGTAACTTTCAGGTTCAACCGACTCCCCCATTTCGTAAACAGAGAGTGCAGCTGCAATGACTCTATCCGAGTGAGACTTGCCTTTTGCCCCCTCGTCTTCGCTTTTTGTAGATCCAACGTGGACTATTTTACCATTTTTCCACTCATATTGCCCACATTCTTCCAACATTTCTTTCGACCTTGGAATATAGGTCCCCATCGCAATAGCAGCGACCATTCCCTCGAATAATGCTAGTTTTGTATCGTCATTTGCCATCCAAAAGCCGGTTTTTTTGGTCAACCTCTTCAAACCGCTAATTTGAGTCTCTCTTTGCCAAAGCTTGGGATAGCACATTTCGTCTTCGACAACTTTCATAAATCCACCGCTAAAGTTAGCTTCTGGGATCATGACGGCATCGTAAAACCAACGGCAAAGAGCTACGCATATAATTCCAAACCGCCTTGGCTCAGCAAGATTGCTTGACCATTCGGCAACCTGCTCTCCGGTCATTTTGTTCAAAACACTTGCAACCGAGTTCGCCGTGTAGCTACCTCCAGTACCACCGCCGATGTCAATTCCAACAGAATGAACACCAAATGGAGGTTTGCCATTCATGTCCGGCTGGAACCACAGCGAAAGCTCGCCAGCTTCGTCGGCAACAACATACGGCTCGACCGGCGTTCCAGTTTCCATGTCTACAATTAGCCTGCCTTTAAAGTCAGGCGGCCTTGAGTTTTCTGCTTTTGCCCTGCTAATGATTTCGTCCGAAATGACTTTTGAGACAGCTCCCTTGGGGTTTCTATCAAGTTCTTGAGCAACACCTCTAGGAGTGGCTCCAGGTCGTAAGCATTGGTGGTTGTACCAAATATTTCTTATGACATCAGTGCATTTGTATCCACGCCGAGATAGTTTTGAATGCTGAGTCCGTATAAGAGATTTCTCTTTTTCGGTAAGCTTGCCGCCATACTTTCTCGGGTCAACATCTCTGATCGTTCCATGTTTTAAAACGTATTGTTTTCGATTTTGAATTGGATTGTCCTTCCAGTCCAAGACCAAATAAACAGCATCACTGTCGCCTACCTTTGCGTCTTGAGCGGCATCGTAAAACGCGCCCGTATCTCCACCGAACGTCGATACTAGAAACCGGCAGTTCGCAACGTGCTGTGTTGAGTTCATTACCTCGATGTCTTTGCCGCCAGTAATAAACTCTTTGCCGCCAATTTCGTCGATGCAAAACAAGGTTTTTCGACCACCGCGTGCTACGTCTCCAGTTGCGGCGTAACCAACAATAGACGCTCCATTTTGCGGATTTAACAAACTGTGTTCGGTTACGTTTCTGTGCTTTGACCATACAAATCCTTCCGGCATCATCCAAACTGGCAATAGTTTCATTGCCCAAATAATCTTCCACATCAAAGTATCAGGGTCACGATCCGAGTCAACCAATCGTTCTGTTCGAGTAACAAGGCCAGCTGAGAACATGTCGTCACGGAGCCAACGCCTTAAGCAGATCATTAAGTACATCCACGTTGCACCCTGACCACGGCTTTTATCTAACACAACATCTAGGCAAGTCTGCGTAGACTCATAAAGGTCTTCAGCGTCATCTACTGCCTTGTCCATTGCAACCATTACAGACTCTTGGTGCTTCCAAGGAATAAACGGAACGACTTTGATTGCAGATCGCGGCTCAAAAGCCCAGCAGAAAGCTGAAAAGAAAAAAAGGACATCATCCATAGCCATTTGCCGAAAGTCCCGCTGCATGCCTTTGTCGCGCATTGCAGCTTCACGCCAAGCAATTCTCCAACGTAGATTTGCAGCTGCGTCTTTTGGAACCGACGAATAGTATGGAGTTGATGTCCTTGGCATAAACCTTACCGGCAAAACACACGGCGAAGCATTGTCCGGACTGGTCGTCGCCTAACGCGAGTAACCTGGACAACTGTTTCAACAACAGGTCGCTCGACAACTACACGCTCAACTACTCGACTGCCTGCGACTTTGCGAACAACACCTCGAACGCAAGACTCGCACGATGTTTGCCCAACCTGAGTTTCGACAACCATTGGGACTTCAATCGGCTCTTGAGGCACGATCAGGTCACAAGCAATTAGACCAACTGGAACAGCTAACAAAAACAAAACAACAAAAAACAAATTTCTGGTATCCATCTTCACTTCCTCAACTTGGTTAATATTAGTTTTACGAATTGGATAGGCCAATCGTATTTCAACGGTGTAAGAACTGTCGGGGCTACCCAAGCCGCCAACACAGCCATGATGATTGCCGCCCACATAGCAAAACGAATAAGCGACCGAAAGAAATCAGCAATGCCGCCAAGAATTGTCCATTCTCGATCTTTAAAAGGTCTGTTTGGTTTTTCGCGAATATCTTCACCGCGAATTGGAAATCGCCAACGCCGATCGCGGCTGGCTTCGAGACGCTTGGGAAGCTCAGAGTCTTGCTTAAAGCTTACACTTTTAACCTGATCGCAAGTCACAGCACCTTTAGGTAGGTTTTCGCAAACTGTTGAAATCGGAATTGCACCTTCAGGCAAACTGAAATTACCAGCAGAGACGCGACCAGCCCGAATGTCCGCGACTCTGTCAGAAGTCATTGCTAGGCCAATCCACTTTCCATCGACCTGCATTGCCCATGCGGTTCTACCGATTACCTCCCAAGCGTCTCTTTGGCTTGAATATTTAAAAACGGCTGAACCTGAATCGCCGGATATTGACTTGGGTAAATAATAGATTAGCCCATCTGCAACTTTTAGCACTGAACCACATCTTGCTCTAGGAACTCGACCATCTGAGCAGCCGACTGTAAATATCTTTTCTCCAACTTGAATGTCGGCTTCACCATACGGAGCTGACGGAACTACAGGAACTGCACCACCTAAAGACTCAAGAGACACAATAATCGTTGCAATGTCTTTAGACACACCAGACTGAAACCAAGAATCGTCTGTCCGGCAATCAACGCTAGAGACAAGCTTTCCTTCGTACCAAACATCGACTACATGCCGGTCGCCACGATCGCCGGCCACATGGCGGTTAGTTTCAAATTCTACATGCGTTGCGACAAGAGGGCTTTCCACTTGCGTAACGGAAGAATCAACTATTTTGAGGTATCGGACCGCAGAAGCTGATCCAATTGAATTTCGGCTGCGAATCCTAACCGAAGTGTCAAAGCAGTCTTGCGATAAACCATCAAACTCAAAAACAGCTTCGGTCGTGTCTTCTTGGCTTACCTCATCGGTTCTGCATCCTGCCATTAACGAAACAGAAAGCACTAAAACTGCAATGAAACGATACATGTCTGCCCTAACTAAAAAAACGGCAGGCAGCAGACCACACCTAAAGTCGCACTGCCTGCCCAAAACCCAAATGGTGGGAACGAATCACCATTCACGAATTGTATAAACTAATTTCTTTTATTCAATGCTATCCAGCTCGTAGCCTGGGCGAAGGCCATAGCCTGGAGGAAGCCTGGGTAACCCTGGATTCTCTTGTTGACGTTTTTTTCTAATTTCATGAGCTTGTCGCCAGATTTCCGACTGTTTGGGGATGTAAGTTGCCGGTTTCTCTTGCTTAAACTTGTTTTTCTTTGGATTAAATGTCTTTCTATGGGTCACAACAATGATTTCCTTTTGTTGGATCACAGGGATGATCACCGGCAGCTGGCTCAACTGGATTTTCAGTTAAAACACTACGATCTCGAAAATATACGATGTCGTTGACAATCAAAGGAGTTTTAGGAGTGTATTGGACTGAACGCATAATGTTGTACTCGAAATACTCTTGAGCAGACTCAAAATCCATAAAATCACTTTGAGCAATCAAGCATTCCAATATGTTTTCTCGGGAATAAACTGCGCGAACATAATCTCCATCTTCTGATTCAGCCATATAGTACCCCATAAGTGCTTCATCAAACTCTTCCATGATCAGGCAATGAAAACCTTCAAATTCTCCCTCAGATAAAAATTTTTCCAGCAAATCGTGATTTGGGGTGCTTGTCTCGCTCATTTTTCGTCCTTCCTAAAAAACCGTAAATGAAAACATAGGACTCCTAAAGAGTATGTGTGGATAAAATCCACACCAAGGGACGCTGTATTTCCGTAATCTAATAAATACAACCTTGTAAACGCGACGGGCGTGACCCCTGTTCATTGTCGAGTTTTTCGTAGTTCTTTGGGTGCGGGATGGTCGCGATGCCTTCCTCTGGAGCCTTATACGCTACGTGAATGTCCTTGGATTTTGTCTAGGCAACTGGGAACAACCAGAATAAGCCAAAAAAAACGCTGCCTAGTATCCAAGAGACATTGGGTCCTTCGGTCGAAGGGTGAGGTTAACTAGGCAGCGTTTTGTTATTTTTGTTCTTATGTCTCTTGAACAAACGTCTTTCTACCAATGCAGCTCAGCATCGTCAACTAGGGACGGAACGCAATGTGCAATCCATTCCTGAAACTCTTGCCAACGCACCAGCTCGGGATCGGTATCAAGACCAAACCGGCTGTTTAAAGCAATCTCCAATCTTGATTCAATCCATTTGAGAGCTTCTGGCAAACTTCCCAGCTCTTCAATTTCTTCGTCAGACATGCTTTCAAGAATTAAATCTCCACCAATTCTCCGATGCTCAGCGCACCAGCTCCGGATCTTCTCAACTGTAGGGTCGCTCATCTCGTTCCTTCCTCAAATTTTTTAAGTAATTCCTTTAATTCAGCAATGCTCTTTTTCTCTTTGATAACAATTTCGTCATCTTCGTCAATATCAGTACCCAGTCCTTTTAAAACAAAGTCCTTGTAAAAAGCAACCTTGTTTGTAAAAGCCAGATCCAGAAATTGCTTACCACCTTCTGGTGGATCGTCTGTAGCCTTATCAAAGTCGATGGCGGTCGCAATGTTGCGTTCATCGCGAATCACGCAACTGTCGTAATTCAACCATGCCCACTCAATCGCAGCCCGCACATCGGCTTTCTTTTCTTTTACCTCAGAAGACATTAGTATCCCGATTTAGGCTTACGAGGACTTTTTGGCTTTCTTACAGGCTTTTTCACGGGTTTTTTAGGACTTTTCACTTTAGGAACTCCAATCCCTGCTTTCGCAGCTTCAATTTCCTCTGGGGTCGCAGGTCGATGCTCGACCATTCTCGCCCCAGCCGGCAACTCTGATTTATCAAAAGGAATATTGGGAACACCCTCCTGTTGGTGGACTCCTACATGAGCGTTTGGCTCGCCAGTTGCATACAGTGGAGGGGTCAATGTTTTGTATATCGACTCTGGAGCAGCTTCGCTCAACTTGTCAATACTAATGTTGGTCGGCGGGTTCTGCATAACATTGCCCGTAGGGTCAAATATCGCCAAATTGACACGATCGTTCTCGTGAACGCGAGTTATGATCGCTACCAGCTTCATACCACGGTACTGCATACCGCCGGCAGGCTCGTAAATCACGGTCTTCCCAAGGTAAACTTCCATTTTCTTCTCCCATTAAATTGCAAATAAAGTGCATATCAACAAGTTATAACCTAAATACACATAGGCTCAAAGAACGGATTGCCGTCAATTACCACCATTGCGCCAAGAACCGGCCTCTTACTAAACTTTTTGCCGTAATCAAAAGCAGCTGCCGAAATGTTAATTCCGCAGCCAGTTTGACCGCCAAAATACCTGGCCTTGTTGTTAGCACCGTACATAACGCCACCTACGGCGTGGTAATGCCCTTGAACAACCGAACAGAACTCTGACTGGGCATTGGAATAAGCAGGCATAGCACCGCCTTTACCCTTGTCTCCATGCCGGTAAATTACCCCGTCAATCTCAAGATCCGTAAACCTCGGATGAGCCACCCACTTAGGAATCTCCCAAAGCTCCGTGTAATCCATCAAAGCAGACCTCGGAAGCCCACAATCGGTCATATTTCGCTCTGTCAACGCATCATGGTTCCCAACCAACCAATCAACTTTTGTCGGAAATAGCCGATAAAGCATCTGAACCTGATCCATTGCTAAAGAAAACTCACGCTCACTATCCCGTAAACTGGGGGATTTAGGGTGATAAGAGATCGCGGCATTGTCTACCAGATCCCCGATATGAACGATCCTGTTGATATCCCACTGGTCGTGCAAGTCCGACAGAAACTTAACGTAACGCACGTCCATACACGGAGCATGCGTATCTCCGATAACCAATACTCTCATGAAGAACCTCCCTTTTCAGGGCTTAGAATCCATCTACAGCATTCTAAGAACAATCAGAACTAAATAAGGGCCAAATAAAGGCTGACTCGATTTTTTTCGCATATTTTTTTTGGGACTCCTACTTTGGGACTCCTAGCTTTCAAGTGCTTGTCGGTCGATTTGTCCGGCTTACCCAATTTAACACCCGTTTTTTGTATCTGGTTCGATGGGGATATTTATTGAAGTTATGCACGATGGCGGGGGGTCGTGGTTCGGGATCTCGGTCGGTCCGGTCGGTCGATCGATAGACAATGTGTCCGGTGATAGTCCTGGGCCAGCTGTCCGCACACCACACACACATACACACATACATACACACACAACACACACACATACATACACATCATCACGTGCATACGATCGCACACACACACACACACCGCTGGCCCACTGGCCCACTGGCCCTGGGATCTAGGTGGGATCGGAGTGACAGCCGGGCCAGCGCCGCAGCTGCTGCTATCCCACCACACCACCGGCCCACTAGATCCCAAGCTAATCCGCAGCCGGTCCGCTTGCTATCACAGCCGAGAATATAGGAATTTACTGGCCCGCTGGCCTTGATCGTGCCGAGCTATTCACTAGACTTTATTTCTTCACACCTATCACACCTAATGAGGACCGGCGATGATTGTAATTAAAATCCGTAGACACCACTTGGAGCCGAGCTGGTGGCGCATCGAGTCGATCGACCAAACCCAGGCCAGTTATCCCACCCGCTTGCAGCTGTTCGACATAATCGACAGCCGGCTGGCCCGCATACTCTACACTTCGGACCGGTTCCGCGTCGTCATAATCGGCGCAGCCGATCGGCTGGACGTAATCGCATGAGCGTATTTTCAATCATCACCTACCTGGCCCTAATAGGGGCCGGCGCGGTGATCGTGTGTGACCTAATCCGCTTGGGTCGCAATTAATCACTTCACAATAGGAACGAACAACAATGAACAAACCAAAAACACTCGTCACCACAGCTGGCGGTAATTCCAAGCTAGGTCCGTGCGTGGCATCAACGGCCCGTAAGGTGGGAACCACTTGCCCAGGATCGTGCGCGTTATTGCCACAAAATGCAGGGCCGGAAGATCCCACTTGCTACGCCCATCGCGGAAGAATGCGTTTCCACCCGAGTTTGATCGAGAAGCACGGGAACCACAGCACAGCGCAAGCATTGAAGAAAGCTAACGGTGTGCCACTTATCCGGCATCTAACTGGCGGGGACTGGCTTCGGCCCACTGCGGACGGTCGTCGTGTTGTCGATCGAGAACACGCACGCGACGTGATCAAGTGGCACAGTATGCCGTCCCAGCGGTACACAATCGGTTGGAGTTACACACACGCCGCGCCGCAGCTGGACAGGGCCGGCTTTGGTCCGGACAGCTGGCCCGACAATTTTGGGATCTTGGCAAGTGTAGACACAATCGAGCAAGCCGAGACAATGCAGGCAGCTGGCTGGCACACGGCCCGCGTTATCGACGATCCTGCAACAAAGGCCCGTAACGAAACACTTTGCCCCTATGACCTGGCAAAGGCAAGCGGGGCCAGTAAACCGTCGATCACTTGCAGCAGTTGCCGGTTGTGCTGTCCGGACGCACAAAAGAATATTGCGTTCGTCGCGTTGAAGGGAGCCAAGTAATGAAAACGATTCACTTTCCAACGCACACTGGACTGGCCCCAAGGCAGTTAGATTCTTTCGACGTTTCCGCGCTCAAGCTGCATCGGCTTGAGCTGGGCAAGCAGTGGAATAAATTGGCGGCTTACGAGAATGAGCTACGGTTAAACGGCTGGACAGC